CAAGCGGATCGGGCTGCGTGACGCGGGCGGCTACGTTACGCGGTGGGACTTCATGCCCATCGTCAACGGCGTGCGAGGCGACAACGTGGTGTGCGAGTACCACACGTACACGATCCCCAGCCCTGGCGCCGCGCCCATCAAGCGCGACGTGGAGATCGAGTGGCTGCGCCGGGACGGCGTCGGCCACCCCGATAGAAAGATCATGGAGAAGTGGTACGACACCCCCGAAAGCATCGCGAAGGAGGGCAAGACCCGTCGCGGGAAGCTGGTGGAGGAAGCTCAGGGCTTGATTTACGGGTGGCTCCTGGGCAACGGCTTCACCTCCGAGGATGGTAAGGACTTTGTGACCAGCATCTCGGAGCATGTCTCCAACTACGTCGAGTACAGCGACACGGGGGTCCTCGCCGCGATCCAAGCGGCCGACGCCCAGACATTCCCTTGGCTCGATCAGGCCGGCGCCTTCTCGGAGAGCCTCGCCACGCCCGTCCGCGACGGACAACCGCCCTCTACCACCCTCGTCACCCCGCGAGAGTTCCTCACGGGCATTCTCGACATCTATGCCGCCAGCCCATAGGCCCGACCCATGCCCCTGATCCCCACGACCCCCGAAACCCGTCTGATCCCCGGTCCCGCCGAAGAGCGCGCGCTCGATAGGATGCACCTACACTCCTTCCGCTTCGTGCAGGACGTGAACGCTCCGCATCACGCATACGTCGAGGTCGAATGGCGCATCGGCTACGACCATCCAACCGACACGATCACTGACGCCGCTGGTACTCGGCCCCGCTTCCAAGAAGTCGAACGCAAGAGAGTCCGGCTTGCTGGCGCCGCGGTGATGGCTGCTGTCGCCGCCACTCCGCAAGGGGCTTCCGTTTTCGATGCGACTAGGAACGCTGTCTGGTCACTGCTGATCGCTGGCGGGCACGTCGATGGCACTGTTCAATAGGCGGACGATCAACCGTCCGCTAAACTCAACCCCTTAGCTCCAAGGAGAGACACCATGTCCGATCAGTTCCCACTCAAGTCCGACGCCTTCACCGGCGGGGGTCGCCTCACCGCGCAACAGCGCAGCGAAGGCGGCGACGCTGCCCCTCTCTTCGAGCTGCTCAACGAGGCCGCTCTCGGCGTGTCGGGTGACCTGGCTGTCGCCCCCGGTGCCGCGGCTGTCGACCTGTCCGCTCTCACCACCGAGCAGCTCGCCCCGCTGAATGGGGGCGTCACTCGACTCTCGGGTGCCGCCGCCGACGTGACGCTGCCCGAGATCGCCAACGCGCCCGAAGGTTGGAGCCATACCTTCATCGCAGTTGACGGCACCGCGAGCACGCAGACCATCTCGCCCTCGGGTGCCGACACCATGAACGGCGCCGCGTCGGTCGACTTCAGCTACGACCACCAGGCAATTAAGGTCTACCGCCCCGGCACCGGCGCGGACTGGCTCGTCTCGGCCTAGCTGCAAGACACCCGCTCAACCGCGCGCCGGCTGAGCGGGCTACACTGATCGCTCATGAGCACCGCCGAGAACACGATGCCCGAGACCGACGGGGTCTCCACTGCCGAAGCAGAGCGGCAGGTCGCTATCAAGGCGCGCTTCATCGGCACGGGCCGCGATGGCTCCGAGACGACGAATGTCTTGGAGACTCCCGACGAGCAGCGCTCGCTCTACCAAAAGGCGGGCGCGATCATGCCTCCGCTCGATCCGGTTTCGCTGGCGCATCTCTTCGAGATGTCTGGCGCACTCCGATCGAACATCGATGCCTATTCGGTGAACATCGACTCCTTCGGTCATCGCTTCGAGCCGGTGATCGACCTCGATGCCGAGGACGCCTTCGACAAGGTGAAGCTGGCGATGGTTCAGGAGCAGATGCTCGGTCTCGATCCGAACGGGGCGGACCTCACCGACGAGGGTGTCGAGAAGCTCCTTCGCCTGGTCACGAGCAAGGCGGTCAGCGGCTACGCACACGGCGACCGCATCGATGACCCCGGCGTTCTGCCCGAGCCAAGCGACGCGGAGGTCGAGGCTAGGATCATCTCACTCCGCCGTGAGATGATCCGCGAGCGGTTGGCCGTCGAGAAGTTCTTTGCCTTCTGTACGGTCGACCAGAGCTTCGAGGCGCTGCGCGTGAAGACCCGGCAGGATCTCGAAGCGACGGGCAACGCGTATTGGGAAGTGCTGCGCAACAAGGCGAACGAGATCGTGCAGTTCAACCACGCGCCGGGCTTCTCGGTTCGCCTCATGCCGTGCGAGGCCGTACCGCAAAAGGTCGAGATGGATGTTCGCGCCACGCTGATCACTCCCTCGACGGAGCCGGTCTTCAAGCGCTTCCGCAAGTACGTCCAGGTCGCCCACGGGGCGATCCGTGGCAACACCCTCGTCTGGTTCAAAGAGTTCGGCGACCCTCGCATCTACTCGCACTTGACCGGGCGCGAGTACCCGACGATCGAGAAGCTGAAGAAGGAAGAGCCCGAGGCCGAGCCCGCGACCGAGCTGATCCACTTCAAGATCCACAACTCGCGGTCGGTCTACGGGATGCCGCGGTGGGTTTCCGAGATGCTCGCGGTCATCGGCAGTCGGCACGCCGACGAGATCAACCTCGCATACTTCGAGAACAAGAGCGTGCCGCCGATGGCGATCCTCGTCTCGGGTGGGCGCCTCGTGAAAGAGGACGTGACGAGGCTGGAGAACTACGTCAAGAACGAGATCCGCGGGAAGCGGAACTTCCACAAGATCATGATTCTCCAAGCCGAGTCCGCCGAGCACGGCACGCCCGGCTTGTCGTCGGGGCGGACGAAGATCGAGCTGAAGCCGCTCACCGACGCGCAGAACGATGACGCGCAGTTCATGCAGTACAAGGAGAAGAACACCGACGCGATCGGCATGGTGTTCCGCCTCCCTCGGCTACTCCGCGGTGACGCGCGAGACTTCAACCGCGCCACGGCACAGACCTCGCTTGAGTTCACAGAGCAGCAGGTCTTCGCACCGCTCCGAAAGGAGTTCGACTACTTCGTCAATCGCTGCCTCATGCCCGTGCTCGGCGTGAACTACTGGCGCTTCGTCTCGAAGGGGCCCGACTTCAGTGATCCGAAGGCGATGCTCGAAGCGGTGAACGAGGCGTCGAAAGCCGGCTACCTCACGCCCGAAGAGCTGCGCCCGCTTGCGGGCCGAGGCTTCGGGATCGACTTTCCGAAGCTCGATCAAGACTGGGTCACGCGACCGCTGCCCCTCACTCTCGGCGGCATCACGACGGGTCAGGCTTCGGCGACGGATGCAAGTGCGAGCAAGGAACCCGGAGAGCGATCGGCGAACCCGACCGCAGGCACCGAGCCCGCTCCGACCGATTCCGAGGACGAGCTTCGCAAAGAAGCCGATCGCCTCGTTCGGTTGAGCAAGGAGTTCGCCCGCCGGGAATGGGAGGCCATCATCGATGCACGCGACGACACCGAGTGAGTGCGGGTGCGGTCACGACTGGGCCGAGGCAAGGCGAGCCGCACAGCGATTGCTGAAAGCGTACCCGGTCCACCTACGCAAAGCCCTGAACCCGCTCGACGACGATGACTTCCTGCTCATCGTGCAGCAGCTCACCGACGAGCTGACTGCGATCACGGGTCCGGTCGAGAGGGCCGCCATCGAAGCCGCGCTCGCGGCTCTTGACGTGGACTACGCCACGCTCACCGCGGCCGAGCTATCGCAGATCTCCCGCGCGGCGAACCTCGCGTTGAAGGACATACCCGCGAAGGTGCTGCCGCAGATCACCGGCACGATCAACATGAGCCTCACCGACACGGTCGGGAAGACGAAGGTCTCCGCGTCGGCTACCTACGGCTGGGCGATCAACACGGCCTTCGACGCGGTGGATCAGAACATGGTCAACGCGATGTCGCGGCTCGGCTCATGGGTGCTCGACGAGTACGGCAACCGAGCCGCGATGTTCACGAGCGGAGCGCAGCGGATCATTCAACAGGGCCTCGCCGATGGCCTTCGGAACAAGGACATCGCGCGCGACCTGAAAGCCCTCGGCGATCGGACGACCGGGGCCCGATCGCTGCGGTACTGGAACCTCGTCGCCACGAACGCGAGCAACCGAGCCCGCGGCTTCGGCCACCTTCGATCAATGGACGACGCGGGGGTTCAGAACTACGTCTATTCCGCGATCTTGGACGAACGGACCAGCCTTCAGTGCCGCGCGCTCGACGGAACGGTGTTCCCGGTATCGACTGGGCTCAAGGCATACAGCGATCTCGAACTCGCAACGCAGGGCGACCCGCAGGCGGTCGAGAAGTTCATGCCCTTCGTCAAGCAGCGATCCCTCGGCGGAGGGAACTATGAGCTGTTCGTCGAGCCGCCTGGCTCCGCGCGTACCGTAATCGCCGAGGCCATCGGCTCCGCCGTGGGGCTCGCGGATGTTCGTGGTACGTTCCAGAACGTGCTGACGCCGGGCCAGCTTGCCGCCGCGGGGGTCACTGTACCGCCGATCCACCATGCTTGCCGCTCGACGATCTTGCCGGAGATCTGACTCATGAGTGACCTGCTCGAATGCTTGGACATCAAGGCGCGTGCGCTTGCCGTCGACGCGATTACGGCTGCGATCGAGACCTCGTTCCGCGAGCGTCCGTGTCGCCAGACACAGGCCGAGATCAAGGCCCGCTTCGACCACTGCCTCGGCTTCATCCGCGTCATGCGGAACGATCTCGGCTGGTCGTGGCAGCGAATCACCGATACCCTGCCCGAAGCACTGCGAGCGAAGCTCGATGGTGTCGACTGGACCCCGTCTTCCCGGTCCTCGTGGTCGTCTGATCCGAGCACTGGCTTGCTACTCCCGCCCTCTGCAAAGTAGGCTGATCACAAGGAGCCCGACATGCCCAACCTGAACGAAACCCTCGAAGCCATCGGCACGGAGCTTGCGGGGCTCCTTGCGACCGACTCCACTCCCGCCACCGTCGAGATGACGCTCGACGACTTCGTGTCGTACTGCAAGCAGCAGATCGATCTCGCCAAGGCCGACGCCAACCCGGCGGATCGTGTGAAGCACATTCACGAGATCGTCTCGCTCGCCAAGGCATATTCGTGGGAGGACGGCGGCACCATGAACGTGCCGGTCTTCACCGGGCCCGAGAGCGAGCCCGCGCAGTCGGCCGCGGCCGAGAAGATCGCCGAGCATCCTGGCATGGGGCTCGGTGTTCCCGGCCCGCAAGCGACCCCCGCTGACGGTGCCTTCGAGCAGCCCGGCGGAGTGGCCGGACCGAGCGGTAACACGGTGCGCCCCGCCGCGAGTCACATGCCGCCTGCGTTCCCGCAGTCGGAGCCGGCCGCGAGTGCCGAGGGCTTCATGGCCAAGGCCGCCTCGGTTCTCGCCAAGGCCGAGAACGGTGACGCACTGCTTGCCGAGCTGAAGGGGATGCTCAATGCCGAGGCTCAGCCCGGTGACGAGAAGGCTTCGCATGACGACGTGAAGAAGGACGATGGCTGGCCGCTCGACCTCTCGACCCCGCACTTCCTCGAAGACAAGCCCGCGGTCAGTGACGAAGATGACTTCGGCACCGACCCATCGAACCTCGGTCGCGGCAAGCTCGTCGGATAAGTCGATGCGAGCACGGGTCCGCAAAGACGCGACTCTGCCCACGGTACGGAAGGCTGCGCCGACCGTACCGTGGTCCGTTCGCGTTGCAGGCACACTACCTCGCGGTGCTCGTGTGTCGAACCCTCTGCTTGGCGAAGAGCCAGCGGGTACGGTCGCGGTCTTCGATCTCGGGATGCCGCACGATCTGGAGATCTTCGCCAAGGCCGAAGAGGCGGACGCGGCGCTCTTCGTGGACGCGGAGCCGTGGGCTGATCACTTGCTCGACCGAGGCTTCGCACTCTTCACGGTTGAAGGGGACGACACTGTGCTCGCGGCGAACTTCAAGTTGCCCGAGGCGCCATGGCTCTCGATCACGAAGGCCGCGAAGTACGATCACATCGACTTCAGGCCGCCGCAGGGTGTCGCCAACGCGGCTGCGAAGGGGCTGGAGTACCGCAAGAAGGCGGGCGGCAAGGGCGGGCTCTCGACAAGTGAAGCCGCAGAGCAGGGTGTCGGCAGCGGCGTCGCGCGGGCGGCCTCGCTGAAGAACCGGCAGAACCAGTCACCCGATACCGTGCGTCGGATGAAGGCATTTTTCGATCGGCATGAGGGCAACAAAGGGGTCGACCCGAAGTACAAGGGCGAGCCGTGGAAGGACCGCGGGCACGTCGCTTGGCTTTTGTGGGGCGGTGATCCGGGTCGATCGTGGGCGAACAAGATCGTCGGGCAGATGAACGCGGCCGACGAGAAAGCCGAGAAGGGTCTCAAGGTCGAGGTCGAGGTCGAGATCTGCGGGGACGATGAGCCCGAGATGGCCCCGGTGCTGAAGCCCTTTGCCGGCTTCGAGAACTTCGACGCGTGCGTCTTGGCGCAGACCGAGGCCGGGCATTCCGAAGAGACCGCGCGGGCGATCTGCGGCGCACTGCAAGCCGAGGCCGAGAAGAAGGGCGAGCTGTCCATCGGGCCCGGTGACCCCGGCTATCTTCAGCCGGAGCAGGGCAACCGATACCGGCGGGTCCGAACAAAAGACGCCTTGATCATCGGCGGGATCGGCCTACTCACGAAGAGTGCGGTCGAGATCGAGAAGCAGCCCGAGGAAGGCGAAGACGAGCGCTACATTCTCGGCGTGGTCCTCGAACCCGATGAGGTCGACTCGCAGGGTGATACCATCTCCGCCGAAGAGATCCGCCGCGCGGCGCATGGCTACATGGAGAAGTTCGGCAACGTGGGTCTTCAGCACCAGACCTTCGTGAACGACAAGATCAAGATCCTCGAAACGTACCTTGCCCCGGTCGACTTCCAGATCGGCGACGAGACCGTGAAGGCGGGGACGTGGCTCATGGCGTTTCGCATCCTCGACGACTCGATCTGGAAAGCGGTCAAGGAAGGTCTGCTCACCGGCCTGTCTATCGGGGGCACCGGCCTCCGCCTTGCGCTTGCTTGACTCTGACTCGATCCACCGATCAAACTGTACGCACCGATGCCCAACGAGAAGCGCTACCAGCTCGAAGATCTCGAAGTACGCGAGGTCAGTGTCGTCGACCGCGGCGCGAACAAGCGGAACCTGCTCGTGGTCAAGAATCAAGACGGAGATCCAACCATGCCCAAGGACGCGACCGCTCCCGCCGAGCAGACTCCCGATCCGATCGTTCAAGCGCAAGCGGACAAGGCCACGTCCGACACCGATCTGATCGTCTCTCTTCCCGAGCCCGTGCGCGATGCGATCGCCAAGGTGCTCGGCGACATCGGCGGGCGTGTCGGTGCGCTTGGCGAAGCGGTGAAGGCCGCATCGCCCGGCGAGGGTGGTGTCTCCGAGAAGTTCAAAGGCGAAGTGCTCGCGCTCTCGTCGGCACTCCGCCGCATGGTCGGCGCAGAGAAGACCGACGACATCGCCGAGATCGAGAAGACCATTCTCGCCGAGGCGTACCCGGCCGCCATGCAGCAGGGCTACATGATGGGGCAGGAGGCACCCGAGTACGTCATGACCGACTCGGGACTCATGATGAAGATGCCCGCGGCCGCGATGAAGCAGATGGCGGCCAAGTACGCCATGGAGAAGCTATATGACGCCGAGGACGCGTTGTTCGCTGGCGACTATGGCAAGGTCTGCGTTTGCGTGTACGTCTGCCTGAAGGCGCTCGGTCCGTTCCTTCCCGACGATGGCGGGATGCCGCAGCAGATGGCCTACGCGATGAAGGCGATCAGCCTCTCGGACGAAGAGTTCGCCAAACAGTACGCCTTCAACCAGCCGCAACCGAGCGTGGCCGCCGGTGTCCCCGATTCGCATCCGCCCGTGAACATGGAGCAGCCCGGCAGTGGTGCCGCGACAACGGGCAACATGGCGAAGGCCGGGCGCAAGATCGCGGGTGCTCGACTCTCCAAGCTCGAAGAGCTACTCGCCCAGCTCGGCCAGGTCGTGACCGATCTGAAGCCCGAGCCCGAGCCCGCCGCACCCGTTGCGAAGTCGGAGGGCACCGAGATCTCTCCCGCCCTTCGGTCGAAGTTCATCGAGATGGCCGAGGTCATCAAGGCGCAGTCGAACGAGATCAAGGTCCTGAAGTCGGCACGACCGACCGGGCACGCGGCCGAGGTCGGTGGCGACAGCAGTGACAAACCCAAGTCGGGCAAGGTACTCTGGCCCGACGATCTCAATGATCTGAACGAAGACTCCGACCTCGACTAAGGTCGCACAGCCAAACCCAACCCATCACATCAGAGGTACTCGAACAATGCCGGCAGGTCTCACCGACAATCGTTCCATTCTTCAAAAGGCCGATCTCGCTTTGTCGGACCTGCTGACGGATGGAGGTCTACTCGTCCCCGAACAGGCGCAGCGCTTCCTGCGAATCCTGATCAAGAAGAGCGTCATCATGGGCATGGCTACGGTCGAGCCCATGCGCTCGCCGAAGAAGGAGATCAACAAGATCCGCTTCGCCTCTCGCATCCTGCGAGCGGGCCAGTCGGGTCAAGCGCTCTCTCAAGCCGATCGTGCGAAGCCCGATCTCTCGCAGGTCGAGCTGGACGCCAAGCTCTTCAAGGCCGAGGTCCGGCTGAACAACGAAGTGCTCGAAGACTCCATCGAGCGAGGCAACCTCCGCAACACGGTCATGCAGCTCATGACCCAGGCGGTGAGCCGCGACATGGAAGACGTGCTGATCAACGGTGACACGACCAACGCCGATCCGTTCTTCGCCCAGTTCGACGGCATCCTCCGTCAAGCGACCTCGAACATCGTGAACGCGGGTTCGGTGAAGCTGAACAAGGCGATTCTCCGCGACCTTCAGCGCGCGCTGCCGACCGAGTTCCTCGTGAACAAGCTCGACATGCGCTACATGACCTCGGTCGATGCCGACATCGACTACCGCGACACCCTCGCGGACCGGGCGACCCCCGGTGGTGATCGTGCGCTCGGCGCGATGGCCAACAGCGAGGCCGTGGTCGGCTACACCGGCGTGCCGGTCGTGCCCGTGCCGCTCTTCCCCGGTGATCGCACCGACATTCCGCAGGCTCCCGGCCTCACCGACGTGGTGTTCTGCGATCCGAAGAACATCCACGTCGGCGTCCACCGCGAGATCCGTCTCGAAACCGACAAGGACATCTCGGCTGGCGAGGTCATCATGGTGATCACCATGCGCTTCGACGTGAAGTACGCCGAAGAGCTGGCCGTCGCCAAGGCGATCAACGTCCTCGTCTGATCAACCCACTGACCTCGAAAGGACCAAACGAACATGGCACTTGGAGCAATCACCGTCGGGAGTCAGCAGGGTCAAACGACCATGCGGCCCTCGTTCATGCAGAACCTCTCCATCGTCGGCGACAACGCGTACCCGACCGGAGGCACTCCCGACTTCGCTGCGGTGATCAACGCCGAGCTGAAGTCGAACCCGACCATCCTCGCGGTGCATGGGTACGGCAAGACCGCTGGCGCGATCACTCACTTCGTCGAGTACGACGCCGCGAACGACACGCTGAAGGTCTACGTGCTCGCCGGCACCGAGGTGCCGAACGCGACCGACCTCTCGGGCGTGACCTTCGACCTCATGGTCAGCTACCGCTGATCATCTTGACGCGAAGACCTCGTGTGACTTTGAGCCCCGCGTCGACTATGATCGATGCGGGGCTTTTCCGTTTCACCCTTCACAAACCGAGGACCGAAAGACCAATGGCAAACACGACCTACTTCGTCCGGCTGAGGCCGTACAACAAGCGACGCGGCTACCTCGTTCGGAACTACACCTTTCGCGGTGTCCGGTTCAACGAGCGATGGAAGGAGGTATCGGCCGCGACTGCGCAAGAACTCGAAGAGCTGACGCAGCCGCACGATCCCGAGGCCGAGCTGCCCCTGTTCGAGATCTACTCGAAGGACGAGGCGCTCGCCGTCGAAGAGCGTGAGCGCGACGAGGGCAAGCGCGTGAAGGTACGGGTCAAGGATGCGGAGCCCGTGCCTGACTCGGACTTCCGAGACGATCGACCCAAGCTGAACCCGGAGACCGGCGAGATCGAACGGAACGTCGAGCCGGCCGAAGTGATCGGCGAGGACGATGATCCTGCCGACGCGGAGCCCGAGCCTGCCCCGTCGCTGCGCGGTGGCAAGAAGCGGGCGAAGAGTCGATCGCGGAAGTGATTGACTTGCCGCTGTCGGTGGCGTGCGCGACACTGCGAGTGGCGCTCATGGTTCTCGGTAGCGGTTTGGTCGCCGCTAATGCGTGCCTGCCCTCCCCGGCCCCGTGCCGGGGAGGGCTCTTTCTTGCTACTCTGATCCGCGATGGCCGACCTCGTCCGCGGTGAAGCGAACAGCACGAGCAACCCTCGTGTGCTCTTCGCATGGCAGTCGCCGAACGTAGGCGACGATCCGAAGCCGAAAGGCGGGTTCTTCCAACCCCTCGACGATCCTCTCTCGTTCCGTGTGCTCGACCCGGACGGGACCGAGATCATCCCACCCACTGCGATCGACCCTACTGATCCGGCGAACCAGCTTGATCCGGTGAGCGAAGGCGGTGCCGGGCGGATCATCGTGCTGCCGTTCACGATCCCGCTGGTCGCTCAACTTGGCACGTATACGGTCGAGGTCACCTTCATCGTCAATCCGTCCGATGGCCCGGCGCTGCCAGTGCAGACCAAGTCGTTCACGTTCCGGGTGCTCGACGAGGCGACCCCCTTCATCGAAGGGAGCTACGCCCAGCTACAGGACATGATTGACGCGTGTTTTCCGATCGGCGATCCGGCACCGATCGGTGGCTTCACCTACGCCGACGCTGAGCGCGCCTTGCTCGACGCGTCGTGCTTCATTGAAGAGATCACGTCGCGGTTCTTCGGCCCGCGCTACCGCGTGTTCGACCTCGACGGGCGCGGCGGTCCACTGCTTCAGACCGATCACGTCATCATCGGGCTGACCGACGTGGCCTTCACCTTCACGACCTTCACGCCCGCGGATCTGCCGATCGAGGAAGGCGACCTTCGCGTCTACAACCGGCACATTCGGCAGGGCCTACTCGAACCCGACGACCGCCAAGACCCGCGCGTCGAGTTCCTTCGCACTCCCGTCTATCGCTTCCCGCGTTCGCAGCTACTCGGCGAGATCGACATCCTGTCGAGCTACATCGGGTTCACTGAGTCGCAGCAGAACGTGAAGCTGAAAGGCGTGTGGGGCTACACCGACCCCGACGGCTCGCCCTTCGGTCGCGTGCCGAGGAAGATCGTCGAGTGCTGCCTTCGACTCGCGGCGCGCAACATCCAGCCGTTGTGGAAGCGCATCGGCGGAGCCGGAGAGCGTCAGCAGGTCGCCGGTCCGATCCTAAGCGAGCGCACGCTCGACCAGTCCGTCTCCTTCGCCAACGTGGCCGCGTCGCAGAGCACCGGCGGGCCTGGTGCCTATACCGGCGCTTTCACTGGCGACCCTGCGATCGACCAGATCCTCGCGCTCTACATGGCTCCGCCGAAGTTCGGGAGCGCGTGACCGATGGGCTACCGCGGGCGACTGATCTGGCCGGCGCAAGCTCGGATCGAGCAACTCGATACCGCGGCGACGAAGGCGAACACGGCGGGTACGTCGGAACCATCCGGCTACGATCGGCACTTCCGAGAGCCGGTGAAGACCGCGACGACGGACTCGCGTGTCTACACGCCCGAGGTCGCGGTGGCCTGCCAGGTCCGCACGGAGATGGGCCCCTACGACAAGCAGATCCAGTTTCCCGGTGGGCGTGAGCTGGAGTTCAAGATCAAGCTCATTCTTCACTATGCGGAACTCGAACTCGAAGGGCTCATCGGGCCGAACGGCTCGTCGGTCTTTCAGCCGAGTGATCGACTCGTGGCGATCTACAAGGCGGACGGCGTGACCCTTCAGCGGAGCTTTCGAGACTCACCACTCTACTGTGTCCACGTCCAAGATCGGTCATGGGGGCTCGACGACTTGTCGCGTAACCTCGTCATGCTCTACTTCAACGACCGAAGGGAGGGCGGCCGATGACGATCCAAAAGACCGGAGACTGGCCCGAGGCTCGCGCTGCCGTGGCCCGCATGGGCGCGCGTATGGTGAAGGCGAGCGAGAAGGCCACGAAGCAAGAGGCGCAGCTCTTCCGCTCGCTGGTCGTGCGCGCCTTCAACTCGCGGGGCAAGTCGAGCGGTGTCGCATGGGCACCCCTTCAGCCTGCCACGAAGAAGCGCAAGCGATCGAGCAAGCCACTCATCGACACCGGCCAGCTTCGGAACTCGGTGCAGGTCGTCGAGCGCGGCGACGCGATCTTCGTCGGCGTGCCCAGCTTCGCGCGCCGCAAGGACGGTGGCCCGCTCGTGAGCATCGCGGCGGTGCATGAGTACGGCAAGAAGATCGCTATCACCTACCCATTCGCGGGCATCGTGATCGTCTCGATCCCCGAGCGCTCATTCATCCGCTCGACCGCGAAGTTCCACTTCAAGCCGAGCGACACGCGGACGCGGTACTTCGCTCGGATCGGGGTCATCATGGGGCCGGGCTGGGCGATGCAAGTGCCCCCGAGTGCGCGGGCACTCGCGGCGAAAGGCATCGCCGCCTCGAAGGGAGGCGGCTAGATGGCGGTGCCTACGATCGCCACCCTGAGCCCCGCGACCGGGGCCCCCACGGGCGGGCAGCTCGTGGAGATCACGGGAACTGGCTTCAGGCTCCCCACGGTGCCGCCCGCGACCATACCGGCACCCTCGGCACCCCCGAGTGTTCGCGTGCTCTACGGGGGCCAGGAGAGCCCTCGGGTCGATGTCATCTCGGGCACCCGGCTTCTCGTCGCGGTGCCGAAGCGGTCCATGCCGATCGCCGCGGATGGGCAGACTACCCTCGGCACCGAAGTGGTCGACGTGGTCGTCGAGAACATCGACGACTCGGGCGTGCTCATCCCCGGCGAGACGGTGACGGCCGCGGGCGCGTATACCTACCAGCGCCCCGGCATCGATTACTCGGCGCAGCGCAGCGGGGTCGCCCGCGTGACGGCCACACTCATCGACCTGCTTCGCTCTGAAGTGCTTGCCAACACGGTCATCGAGACGAGCACCGACTACGACCCTGACACCGGCACGAGCAAGATCGAGGTCCAGTCGACCCCGCAACTGATCCTCACTGGCCCCGAGGTCGAGGCCAACACCTTCTTCACTTTCCGCGGTGCCTACCTCGTCCCCGGTATCAACCCAGGCGAGGCGTACCGGCACCGGCGGCACCGTGTGCTCGACCTGACCTTCGAGATCATCGGCATCACTAACAACACGTTGGAGATGCACAACCTGATCGAGTTGCTCGAAGCAGTGATCGATCGGAACACTTCGTTCGACTTCGAGTGCGCGCCCGGTGAAACCATCCCGCTCGAACTCCGATGGGTCGAGGACCCTCGCTATGAGCGGCAGCCGAACGATCCGGGGCTCATCTCGGATCTTCGGCTCTTCCGCGGCAGTGTGCAGGTCCGCGGATACCCGATCACGGATCTGCCCGGTGTTGATCACGACGCGATCGACGAGGTTGGTTTTGAGGTTGACGTGACCACGCTTGAAGCGCCTCAACAGATCGGGGACAATCTGCCCACGGTTCAGGGCGCTCCGACTAGGTCACCACCCGAGCAGGACGTACCATCGCCGCCGAAGTTCCCAAAGCACGGAGCACCGACACGCTCACCGCCTGACTCTGGAGCCCAACAATGATCGACTTGAAGAACCGCAGCCGCGAGACGCGGACCTACCAGTACCCTCGAAGCATGAGCGCCGGGCCCGTGCGACCGAACGTGCTCGACGTGGCCCGAGGCAAGCACAACCCGAAGACCGGCGAAGTGACGGTCGCACCAAAGCAGATCACGGTAGGCGGTGTGCTTAGTCTTCCGCCGCGATCGACGATGAAGGGGCTACCCGACGCACTGCTCGACCATCCCGCACTGAAACGGGACATCGCGGCGCGTGTCGTGATCGTCAACAAGTACCCGAACCCCACGGCGAAAGCCTCGGTCGCTCCCGTCGAGAAGACGAAGGCCGACGCGGCTGCCAACAAGAAGACCAAGAAGTCCCGCCGCCGCGGCTAGGAGTAAGTCATGTCGAACGCTCTGCTCGCATCCAAGATCATCGTCACCGAAGAGCCGCCGCGGATTCAGTCGTTCACCGCGCTGCCTACTGCTGTCCTCGGCATGGTCGGCATCGCCGAACGCGGACCGATGGATAAGGCGGTTCTCGTGACCTCCTTCGAGGAGTTCGTCAACATCTTCGGCGGCTACACCCTCGACTCGAAGGACACCGTCGCAGCCGTCGAGGGCTTCTTCGAGGAAGGCGGCCAGTTCCTCTGGTTCGTCCGTACCGCGCGGCACACCGACATCAACGACCCGCTGTCGAACGAGGCGCTCACCGCTACCGGCGGGGCTAACACCCCGGCCGCGATCGACGGACCACCTACCGTGCTCGGCAACCTTCAGTCGCCGTTCTCGCTCGTCGATGGTGACACCCTCTCGGTCTCGCTCAACGGTGGCGCCGGTGTGCCCTCAACCTTCAACGCGGGCCCGGCGATCGTCGACGCCCTCGCGGCGGAGACCTACACGCTCGCCACGCGGGCGACGTTGACCTCGGGCAACACGCAGCCCTTCGCGCTGACGAACGGCAACACGCTCACCATCAGCATCGACGGTGAGCCCGATCAGACC